CGGCGTCCGAATACTACCCGGATACCGACCGCATGCTGTTCATGGTCGGCTTTGGCGGCGATGGCTTTAAGAAGGTCTACTACTGCCCGCTCCGCAACCGCCCGGTGTCTGAGAGCATTGACGCTGAAGACCTGATCGTTAACAACGCGGCGACCGACCTTGAGAGCGCCAAGCGGATCACGCATCGCATCATGATGCGCCCGTCTGTTGTAAAGCGCATGCAGATCATCGGCGCTTACCGCGACATCGCTCTGTCTGAGCCGCAGGAGCCTAAGCTTAACGCTGCGAAGGAAGAGAAGAACGCACAGCAGGGCGTGTCCAACACGGTGATGAACCATGAGGACCGTGACCGCGAGATTTACGAGTGCTACTGCGAACTGGACATTGCTGGCTACGAACACAAGTGGAAGGGCAAGCCGTCTGGTCTGGAAGTCCCGTATCGCGTCACGATTGACGCCTCCAGCCGCCAAATCCTGAGTGTGGTGCGGAACTACAAGCAGGAAGACAGGCTCCCGACCGCCAAGAAGGTATTCGTCAAGTATCCGTTCGTGCCGGGTCTGGGCTTCTATGACATCGGCCTCCTGCACATTCTGGGCAACACCACTAACGCGCTCACGGCCACATGGCGGGAACTGTTGGACGCTGGCATGTTTGCCGCCTTCCCCGGCTTCCTCATTGCAGAGCAGGGTGCGCGCCAGAACAGCAACATCTTCCGCGTACCTCCCGGCGGCTCTGCCACGGTCAAGACCAATGGCATGAAGATCAGCGATGCCATCATGCCGCTCCCGTACAAGGAGCCTTCGTCCGCCCTGATGCAGATGTCCGAGAACATCTCCCAGTACGGCCAGCGCGTTGGTGGCACCGCTGAACTGGCGGTTGGAGAGGGCCGTCAGGACGCTCCTGTAGGCACCACACTGGCGATGATTGATCAGGCCACCAAGGTCCTGAACAGCGTCCACAAGCGCCTGCACGCCGCTCAGGCTGAGGAGTTCCAGCTTCTAAAGGAATGCTTCCGCGAGAACCCGGACAGCTTCTGGCAGCGCAACAATGCACCCGCCTATCCGTGGGATCAGGAGACGTTCTTGAGGGCGCTGGAGAGCTTCTACCTCATCCCGCAGGCGGACCCTAACACCGCCAGCCACACCCAGCGCATGATGAAGACTGTGGCCCTGATCCAGTTGGCATCGCAGGCCCCGGATATGTTTGATCTACAGGCGGTCAACCGTCAGGCGATCCGCACCATTGGCTACAACCCGGATGAGTTCGTCAAGAAGGATCAGGGCAACCCGTCTCCGCAGGCCATGGAAGCCATGGCAGGCATTGAGAAGGTCAAGTCTGAGGTTGTTAACGACACCATGCTGGCGAAGGCTGATGTCGCCCTGAAGATGGCTCAGGCGCAAAAGATCGCCACGGAAGTCCAGATGGGTCCGCAGGGTCAGGCGCAGAACTCGGCAGACATGCTGAATGCTCAGGCGGACCTGATGCACGCAGAGAACGACCGCATGGACCTGTCCATGAAGCAGAAGCAGCTTGAAGTGGACGACAAAGACATCACCATTGACGGTGAGAACCGTTCAGCAGAACGCGACAGCCGCGAGAAGCTTGCAATGGTGAACTTGCAGCGTGACGCCCTCCAGATGGACCATGAGAAGGCCATGCTGGAAGGTGACATGGCAAAGATCGCAATGCAGCAAGTGCTGAAGCCTGAACCGTCTCCTGCGCCAAAGGGGCCGGGTAAGAAGCCGAAGCCGGGTCTTGTGGGGTAAGTGAGATGGCGGGCAGGAAGGACATCGTTGATCTAGTCTCTGAAGCTCTCAGGGCCGCTATGCGGGCGCTACCTGAAAAAGACGCGATGGCTTTGTCTCGCACAGGATCAGACCCAAAGCGGTTTTTGCCTTATACTGGCAGCTTCCAAAAAAAAAGCTCCCCCTCTTTTTATGACCCTAAGTATTGGGCTGTAGAACCTGATCATCTTGAGTACCCAGAGGGCGTTATTGTTGGCACCCGTGACAAGCTTGTTCCTGTTGCCCCCAGCACAAACGCCTCAAATCTAATCAAGCCCGATAATGAGTTAATGTATCGCGGCATGTCGGCGGATGAGATGGCTTCGTTTTTACGGAGCCAAGAACTTAAAAGCCGTGGAGATTACAACCTTTCTGGGCAGGAGGGGTTGACTTATTTTACAAAAGACCCGGAGGCTGCTGAGTACTACGCCAACGCTTTCGCCCCTGAGAAATATAAGCCAGACATGGAGAAGCCAGCGTATTTAGTGGCGGCAAAGCGTCCGCCGTCCAGCAGGATCGTGGATGTCCCCGGAACAGCCAGCCATGAGCTTGGAGTAACAGGGTCTGTTCCTGTTGAGGATGTTGTTGGTGTGTATCGTGGAACCACAACCGACTACACCCCCGTTTGGCGGGATAACGGTTCATATAGCGCCCCCAATGCCAGATTGAATTGGGAAGAGAAGTCTTTGGATGACATTCTTCGTGGCCGCGCATCTGGCGGTCGCATAGGCTACGGCCCCGGCGGTGCAATTGATGACATCGTAAAGATGGCGGGCAAGATCGTCAGCGGCGCAGATGAGCCTGCAAAGACAGGCATCAGGGCGTATCACTCTAGCCCCCATGACTTTGATAAGTTTGAATGGTCTCCGCGCACCAGCGGAACTGGTGAGGGCGCTCAAGCTTATGGTGCTGGTCTTTACTTTGCTGAAAGCCCCAAGGTCAGTGGGCGCGGAGGAACTTATGACAAGCAGTTCACGCGCAAGCTAATGGAGCTTGACAGAACAGGTGGCGATACACGCATGTCTCGCCTGAAAATTGGCAACAAGCCGTTGACATCGTATGGTGTTGAGTATGATCCTGAGTTTATTGATGCAGTGAAGTCTGGCCGTGAATTAGATTACGCTCAAAACAAGCTCAATCGCTGGCATGAACTGTCGGCTGATGAGGCTTATCCTTACCGTGATTACGCCGCTGAAAAAATGCAAGCGTGGGAACAGCTTCTGAATGACATGCACTCTGGGAAAAATGCGTACTACCCAACAAAATCGCGCATTTATGAGGTAGAAATTAACGCCGATCCTAACTTATTGCTCCGTTGGGACGAGCCTTTGAAAAATCAACCTCCTAGTGTTTTGAAGGGGTTAGGATTTACAAACCCAGAGGACGTTTCCGCCTTGCAAAAAGAACGTTCAGAAATTGAAAGGAGAATGGGTGAAAAGGGATGGGGCAACCTTCCTCAGAGTACAAATTTTGATGATTTTTGGAAAGAAGTTAACAATTCGGTTTCTGAAAATTCCGAAGATTACAACCGACTTATGAAAATTAACAAAGAACTCTCCAACGCTGGAAAAGACATTCCAGACATTACTGCTGGCAAATTTTACAAGAAGAACTCAGAAAGACCTGAAAATATTAGCTTGTCTTTACGCGAGCAAGGTGTACCGGGCATACAATTTTGGGACGGTAATTCGCGTAATGATCCATTCCTTAGCCAGTGGAGGACTGACCCAGAGGCTAGGTGGACAACAGATGCGTTTCCTAGCGAGCATGAAGCTAGGCAGTATTTGTCTAGTGTTTGGCCCGGACGGGATTTATCAAGCTTGGATGAAAGGTTTGGCCGCGTAATTAAAAATCCTCAGGCAACAAGCAATTACGTCATCACTGATGACAGTTTGATTGACATCAAGAAAAAATATAATCGCGGCGGAAGCGCCGACAACAATTCAGTTTCAGGCGCGCTGAATGTAGCGCGCGGGCTGCAAGGAGGCATGTGATGGCGGGTAAGGGCGATATTGTTGAGCAGGCGCTGAAGCTGATCATGGGTGGCGGTAATGATGCCGCCAAGAAAGCCTTTGCCAATACTCGCCTGAAGACGCCGCAGGGCGATCCCATGCGCCTCTATCACATGACGCCTGAGGACATCTTTGAGTTCCGTGCGTCACCTGAGAACCGCAGTGGTCCTGCTGTATTCCTCAGCCCGTATCCCGACTTTCAGCCCGCCTATCACCAGTCAGCAGAGTTGGACCCTTCTGGCGAATTGACTAGTCAGTTCAAAGAAGGTGCTAACGTCATGCCTGTTTACGCTGACGTTCGTAACCCCTTGGTTCTGGATCACCCCAGAAAGATCAAGGAAGCAGCCGCCAAGTATCAGGGTGGCGACAGGAACTTCCCCCGCATCATGACGCCTGAAGCTCGCGCTGCCATGGAGGCAGAGGGCTATGATGGTGTTGTGTTTGGCGGTGACAGCCCCATTCCCTACGGCGACAGGGCCATGGATGCGCGCCTTGGGTTTCAGGAAGCGCGTGATGAGGAGTTCCTTGTGTTTGACCCCAAGCGCGTGAAGTCGGCTGTCAGCAACACTGGTGAGTATGACTTTACAAACCCCGACATCACCAAGGCGGGTGGCGGCGAAGTAAACGATGATGTTGATGACGCCATTCGCATCGCCAAAGGCGGTGGCGGCGCATTTACCAAGATCGTGAAGTCTTTTTTTGGCCCGTCTGAAAGGGAGGGTCTGGAAGCCCTGACCAAGGCAGGGTCTGGCTACAAAGGCGTTCCCGGCAAACCTGCAACGGTCAAGCTTCCCGGCATCGGTGAGGTTGAGGCCAAGCCCCTGCCATCTCTTGAGAGCGCGGCTGAGGGCTATATGAAGCGCCTTGGCAGGCCCGGTGAGCATACCATTGACGCTTTCCCGCCGTTGGATGAGGACTTTGCCCGCCGTATTGCTGGCGCATACGGTGAGATGAAGCACGCGCCTACGGACCCGGAGGTCAAGCGCACCTATGATGCGCTGGCTCAGGAGACGCTAGACCAGCTTGAGGCTGCGAAGCAGGCGGGCATAGACTTCAGCTTCATCCGTGGCGAAGACCCCTACAAGTCCTCTCCCGGCATGGGCTACGCTGATCTGGCGGAGCGCGGCCACCTGTATGTCTTCCCGACTGAACAGGGCTTTGGTTCTGATGTAGCCTTTGACCCCGTTAACAACCCGTTGCTGAAGCGCATCGGACCTCTGGGTGACCTTGAGAACGCAACGGTCAATGATGCCTTCCGCATCGTGCATGACCTGTACGGCCACTACGGCCCCGGCAATCCGTTCTTCCGCGCGCCGGGTGAGGAGAGGGCATTCAAGCTGCACAGCCGCATGTACTCACCAGAGGCCCGCCCCGCCATGGCAAGCGAAACACGCGGTCAGAATAGTTGGCTGAACTTTGGCCCGTATGGCAGCTACAACCGTGGAGCCAATGCGGCTGAGACGATTTACGCCGACCAGAAGACGGGCATCATGCCGCCGTGGACATACGAGAAGGCTGACGGAGGTGTCGTTGATGACGCTCTCCGCATTGCCAAGGACGTTGGCGGCTCAACTCCCGTTCTCATGGAAGACGCCAAGGGCAACAAGTACGATGCCAAGGGCAACATCATCCCGCCGCAGAACCCCGGACCTAATCCTGCCCGCACCGATGCAACGCCACAGAGCGTGGCGGCAAAGGCCGTCAATGATCCGGCTACCTATGACGCCCTCATGGAGCGTTACGCCGTCCCTGACCGCGATATTGCGGAATATGAGGCCCTGAAGGCCACCGTAGGCCAGCAGCCGCAGGACATCCGGCAGATGACCCATGTGG